ACGCGCGGTGGGTCGGCGAGTTCGCGAGGAGTTGATCGTCAAAGTAGCGCATTCGGGGTTCTCCTTACGACGCCGCCGACAGGTACGACTGGCTGCCCGCCGGACGGATGGCAATCAGCTGCTCGCTGCCGGTATTGTTGTTGTAGACCTCGGCCGCGTAGGCCACGACGAGGTCCGAGAGGCCCGCCACGGCGAGGGTGCCGTTGGCAGCCGGGGTGAGGGCAGTGCCGATGGCGGTGATGTTCACGCCGTTGGCGATCCGCGCGGCATAGAGATGGCTGTCGTTCATCTCAATACCGATGGCGGTCGCGTCGGCGTCCCAGTCATCGTCCGTGGTCTTCATCGCAAGGTAGTTGTCTTGGATAAGCCAGACCTTGCCGACCGTGGTGGCCCCCGCAAGTGCGAACTCGCCCGAAGACAGAACCGCAAGGCGGCCCGGCTTCAAAGCGACTGAGGCGATCGCCTCAAGCACTTGGGGCTTGGGCTGGTCCACCGGCCCAAGGAAGATTTTGTGGTAGCGACCCATCGCTGGTACTCCTTTTCTGCCGACCGATTACTTGGCGGCGGCCTTGGGGACCTTGAAGCCGGCGTCGCCGTCCTCATTCGTCAGTTGCAGGTTGCCGACAAGGCCCAGAGCGGGCTGCGTCGGGGCGGCGGTCTTCGGGGCCAGCTCACGCAGCGCCTCAAGGGTCAGCGTGTTGGCAACGGCCTCGGTCAGCAGCTTGGCGCCGACGACCTTGTTGACCAGCTCGGTCTTCTCGGCCTCGTCCTTCGCCTTCTGGGCGTTGGCCACGGCCTGCTGCGCATCGACCACAGGTTTCAGCGCGTCCGAAACGATCGGACCAAGAGCGTTCGCCACGGCGGTCGCAATCTTGGTGTCGATGTCCTTCATCGAGTCCGACAGGGCATTGACCGTGCCGGAGAGTTCTTTGAACTGGGCTTCGTTCATGCCCTCGTCTCCTCTATTGAGTTGAGTTCCTTCGTCCCCTTCAAGACCGAGCGCCCGAAGAAGGGTCTTTTTCAGAGCCTCCCAGCGGGTCGCCTTGTCGATCCGGTCGACGCCTTCCAGCAGGTACATACCTGCCCAGTCCAAGTCAGCAATCGCCTTGTCGACGGCCGAGTTAATGACTTGGATTTCTTGCCCGTCTTTGTCGAGGGCCTTGTGCACCATCATCCCGACCCCCTGATCAGGGGTGGCCGCGCCCTCTTCACCGAGGAGAATCGCGTCGTGGTCGAAGACGATGTCACGAGCGACGAACTTGGCGCCGTTCGCATCGTTGGTGACTTCTTCCAGAGAGCAGAAGAGTCCGGTTGAAGTATGCACCGGGTGGCCCTTTTCGATGGCCTCAAGGACGGCCTTGCCCCCTGTGGTCTGGTTCGCCGTGGTCAGGTCTATCACCTTATCGAGGTAGACCTTGCCGTTTTCGCGGCGAACATTCTCGTTCCATGCCCCGATCCACCCACGGGCAAGACCCTCTGGGTCCGAGGCAGAAACGAACATCCCTTCCACCTCTGGGTGACCGAGAGGAGCCGGGGTCCGCTCAAGGGACTTGTAGCTCTTTTCGATCTCGTCGGCATCATAACGGATACCGTTCATCACGATGCCGTCAGGAAGGGTGGCGCTTGGCACGATCATAATGTCGCGCCCATGTCGCCGCAGCTTCTTGATCTCAGCCGCGTTCACGCGGGCCGAGATGTTAACACGAACGCGCTTGGTCATGGTGTATCACCCTCGTTTCCATCTTCGGGGTCGTCGTCAAGGTCGTCCTCTTCCGGGTCGTCGAACTTGATCGGAAGGTACCCGGCAGCTTCCCTGATCTCGTTCGGTTCGAAGACCTCTGTCTGGGTCGCTTGGTTGACGGCCGCCATGTCCTTAGACCGGCCGAGCTTCTCCTGCGCGGTGACCTCGGTCAGGTCGTCCCAGTCGACGGTCCAGTCCCCAGCAGGAAGGACGCCGAACTGCTCAAACCTCCGGACCAACTCTCGGATAAGAGGTAGGCAGGTCCGCTTGCGGCGGGCCATACAGGTTGCGGCCCACTCTTTCGCGTCCTCGGTGCTCGCCCTCTCCCCAGTCTGAGAACCGAGGAGGATTTTGACCGGGATTTGTAGACTGGCCGCAAACGAATGTACCGGCCCTGCGAAGAAGTGCTCAGGGTTTGGCAGCGTGACCGAAAGGGTCTTTGCTTCCATCCCCTGAACCATGAGCATCGAGTCAAACCCAGACTGCCACTTGCCCACCTGCTCGTTCATCGCATTGGCGACTTCCGGGATTGAGACCTGCATGGCCTCAGCAAGCGCCTTGATCTTGAGGTCTGGTGAGGCTTCAAGGACCGGCGACGCTTTGGCGTTCTTCCAAAAGCCTTCGCCACCAGCGCCTTTGACCTTCTCGGCATCGATCAAGTCGTTGTAGCCGGCCATCAAGGCCGACGGATGATCAAGGGTCCCGTCCTTCGACCAGATCAAGACCCGGTCAGGGTGGATGTTGATTACCCGAGACCCTTTACCGTCCGGGTCGATCCCCGGCATGGCGGTCTCGTTGAACTGGAACATCTTCGGGGTGCCGTAGCCCTCGGACATCGGGTCGGTATCCCAGACCGATACCCGCAACTGCGGCTTCCAAACCGGGATGACCCCGGCGAAGCCCTTGAGGCCGCCGGGGACTTTGCCCACAGGTTTATCGAAGGCGCCGTCCCTGAACCGAAGGACCAGCCCGGCGTATCCGCCGACCATTGACCGTTGATCCGCCGTCGACATGGCCTGCCAGATACGCAGGTCGTCAAACAGCTGCCTGATCTCTTTCTCAAGCGCCGTCTCTTTCGTCCGATCTTCGGTCTGCCAGATCGCCGGGTCAGATTGCCAAGTTTTGCTTACGGTCTTATCGACCCCGGCCGCGGCCAAGCTGTTCCGCATATACATCGAGTAAAGAAGGTCGAAGGTCAAGTCCCTCGGCCAGCCAAAGTCGGTGTAGTGATCGTGCTTGGTCGACGACCCAGCCCCGAAGAACCCGGGAAAGAGATCGGCCAGCCGGCGCTGTGTGTTTACCACAAGTCCCATGGTTCTACCTCTATCGGCGGTTCCCGGTCAGGAACATTGCCGCGACCGGGCGTTCTTCAAGCATCAGTTCGGTTAGCGCCCAGACCAGCGCGTCCACTCGGTCCGGTGATCCTGACCCCTGATAGCCAGAGGTGGTGAACGCCGCCATCTGTTCCTCAAGCTCAGGGAACCGCCCGACGTGGCGAACGGTCGCCGCTTTGATCACGGCCCCTGTGGTATCCCTGACGCTCTCGTATAGCGCGGCGACCGGCTCGGCTCGGATGTGCTTACCTCGGCTGGCGTGAACCAGCTTGACCTTGGCCGTCGGATGCGCGCTGCGTATAGTGCTCTCGACCATGGCCCCGCCGTAGTTGGCCTCGGCCACGATCAGGTCGGCCTCGTACTTGTCGTAAAGCGCCGCGGCCCGGCTTCCCCACCCGGCCGGGGACATCCGGCACGAAGCGTCCTCAAGGACGTAGGCATTCCCGTCGACCCCTTCGCCGACTACCATTATCCCTTGCCGGTCTCCACCGACCCCGTCCGATCCGGAAGGGTCAACCGACACCACGATCCGCATCAACTCGACCGGTTTGGATACCCGGACGGCGTCGATATTATCAAGCGGCCACAGGGTGCCGGGCACCTCGTTCAGGTAGTTCCCGTCCTTGAAGCGCTGCCGGAACCTTTCCGGCATGGCGTTGAGTTCTTCAAGGTACCCGGCCGGAAGGTGCGGGTTGTCTTCGGGGTTCATCTGAACGAAGGCCCGAGACCCAGCCGCGAGGGCCTGCGTCGTACCGGGGACCAGCCCAAGAACAAACTCTTGGTAGGTCCAGTGGCTCCGGCCGGTCGGGTTGAGGTCGTAATAGGCTTTGAGCGCCAGAGGGCGCCCGTTCTTCTTGCTGACCTTCTGCGCTAGGCGGGTCCGCAACATCAAAATGGTCTCGTAGGCGATCTGCGAAGTCTCGTTCGGGTAGATCGTCGCGTACTCTTTGCCGAGGATTTTCTCCACGCGCTCTTTGTCGTCGAGGCCCCCGAACCAGACCTCAGCACCGTCCCCCAGTGTCACGTATTGGTCTGACCGATTGATTTCGTAAGGTACATGCGGGAAGCACTTACGCATCATGTTCGGCCAAGTGTCCATCATCACGGCCTGTCGGACGTCGATGTTTTGAAGCCGCGCGATCAAGTGGCGACTTTCAGGGGCGGACAAGGCCCGAGTAGCAACGCAGCGGCAGAACCCGAAGGTCTTGCCGCTGCGGCTTCCCCCAAAGGCGAGGACGTGGGTGGCCGTGGACGCGGCTGCCGCACGCTGCTCAAGCTGCTTTGGGGTAAGCGTGAACCCGACGCTTGCCGGGTCAGAGATCAGCATCTTCACCTTCTATGATGACGGTCACCCCGCTCTTGACCTCTGACTTCTCAGCCAGCCCAAGGTCGCGGGCGATGAAGTTCGGGTTGAGCAGGCCGGTCGCGGCCCCTTCGAACTTCTGGACATAAATGACGTCGTCAATCCACTCCATGACCTCAGCAAACCCCGGCTTATCTCGGTACCCGTTCAAGCCGTTGTAGGAGAGACCGAGACGCAGCGCCAGCGCGTGAAAGGTGAAGGGGCGCTCGCAGGTCTCGTAGGTCTTGGTGATCGCACCCTTGTAGTGGAAGGTCAGCGCCCGGCGCTTCGGGTGCTTATGCAGCCAAGTGAAGGCGTTCTCGGCCGCGGCGCGCAGCTCTTCCGGGGTCTCGAACGCACGACGGTTGTCCGGGCGCTTCTGCCAGAACTGTTCGCTTGCATCAAAAGTGAACCCAGAGGCAGACATCTCTTTACTTAAACCTTCGGACTTCCGGGGGAGGTACCCCCGGTTTATCGGTGGGAGGGCGGCCATCCGTGACGCCGACGCGAATCTCCCAAAACAGCCACTTTTGGGGGCTGCTTTTCTATCCTATAGCTCCGCCTTTCGCAGAAGGAAAGCCGATATTTTTAGTCGTCCCCAAAAACCCGGGGTTTCTACTGTGACTTCCTCGTCCGACTGGCTGACCACGACCCCGCTCACCCCGGCCAAGAGGCGATGATCGGTCGCTACCTCCACAGGGGTGCCGGGTTCCCAGATCGGGATCGGCGGCTGCTCTTCCGGGGTGGTCGTGACGGTCTCGGCCGAGGTCAGCCGCAGGACCTCCTCTTGGAACACGAAGAGTTCCGCCACCGGGCAGACCATCGGTCGACCGGTCGGGCAGATCACTGGGGTGGCTTCCATGCGGTGAAAGATCGGGGCCAGTTCAGGGACCCGCTCCTGCCTCACGAAGAGATACCCCGGCAGGACCAGCCGGGTGCAGAGCACGCGCTTTCTGGATCGGGGGAGGCGGCGGATACGGGTGGTGGTCGGGACCCAGACAGCGCCGCTGGCGTGCTCGCGCGCCCACTGCATGATTTCTTTGGTCTTCGATGGTCGGCAGCGGTAGACTATGGCTAGCAAGGTGTGGTGCTCCTCTGGGTCTTTGAAACGGGGGCCGCTGACTATTAAGGCCGCGCGACCCCCGTCTGCTTAGCACCACCCAAGCATCCTAACCCTAGCTTCCAATCGCCCCCTGTGGGAAGCCCATATTTAGGGGCAGGCTCGGTTACCCGCCCCAGTCGAAGGGAATTACGTCCTGCGCCCGCGTTTTTCCAGCAGCAGAGGGTCGACCCCGTCACTGCGCAGCTGGTCGGCAAGGTTGATGCTCTCAGCGTCCCGCAGGGCCTGCCGGGTCACGAAGGTCTTGGTCCGGAGGGTCTGCATACGCGGGGTGCCGATGCTCTCGGCAATCTCCTGCTCCACCAGATCGACCGGCACCAGCATGTTGCGCCCGGCCTGTTCCTTCCGCCCGCGCTCCGACCGATCGTCTACCGCGGCCAGTGCCAGCAGCCGGTTACCCAGCGCGATTGAGACCTGCGTACAGCCACGGGTCCGGCTCTCGTAATGCCCGCTCTTCACGCCGCGCTCGGACAGGCGGCGTATCTGCTTGACGAGGTAAGGCATCATAAGGTGAAAGGCGGCCCGGCAGCTTTCCCGACCGACCGTCATCACGGTGGTCAGGTTGCCGTTCTTGAGCCAGAAGACCTTGACCCCGTAGTACTCGCCGGCGGCCACGGCGAGGCGGCGCGCCCAGTTCTCCGCCGCCCAGAAGCGCAAGGCATCGAAGTCAGTCCCCACAGGGTCGTACTCGTCAGCCTTCTTCGCGACCTGCAGCAGGCTGATGCCATGCTTGGTGAGGAGCTGGTGAACCATGACCATGATGGTTTCGGTCTCGGCCATCGAAGTGGTCGAGTTCGCTTTTGCGAGCAGCTTCTGAATACGGTCGACGATATCCACGCCCATGATCAATTCCCCTGAGCTTTGACAAATGACCAGCAACGGCTGGCGGTATTGCGGTTAAACCCGATGCTTTCAGCAGCTGCCGCGAACTCGGCCGCGGTGACCGTCGGGTGGTCGTCTTGAAGTTCCATAGCCGCGCAACGCAGCTGATCGGCCGCCCCGTAGTCGGCTGGCCAGCTTTTGATGATTGATACGATATCGACCATAGTCCTGCCCTCCTTACTTGCTGAGCCACCAATCATCGTCCGGCATATTGATCTGCTTCACGACGGCGCCCCATTTCTCGGCGAGCAATTCCGCATCAGATTTACGCATCACGATCGCTCTGAGTACGTCGTGATGAAGGTATCTGGTGTAAATCCCGTAGGCGATCATGTCTTGGTTCCTCTGGGTGGTGGGGGCGGCCCTTCCGCCCCTTGCCCTTACATCTTAGACGAGTGCGCCGGGCATGACAACCGGAAAAGTCTACTCCTCGTCCTCGTCCTCGTCTTCGTCCTTGGGGGCGTTCGGCCCCGGCGCGCCGTCCTCGGTGATCCACCCAAGTGCGATGTGGCGTTCCCGCTCGGCGATCCGCTTGGCCTCGCTCCGCTGCCACGCAGCATCCCCAGAGGCGGCCCGCTTGGCCGCCTCCTCTGTTTCCCAGTCCTCTAGCCCTTCGATCATCGGTTAGAACTCCTGCATGCAGAGCGCCCGGAACAGGAAGTTCGCCGCCCCGTCGAGATCGTTGTCCAAGCCATCCGCGGTGATCGTGACGATGTACTCATTGATCACCGCGGGCGTCGGATTGTTGGTCTCGGCCTTCTGCCACGCTTCACGGTAGGCAGACCGCTCAAGACCGCTCCGGCAGATCGAGTTCTCGTAAATGCTGCGGGCGTGATGTTCGCGGGCGGTGGCTTCGATCAGGTGTTTGCGTGCTTGTTCCATCTGTGGTGCTCCTTTGGCTTAGGTGGATGGGCCGCCTAAGCGGCCCCTGTGGGTCAGCGATGACGGACCTCGGCCAGCAGGGCCTCGTACCAATCGCAGTGGCGCATCGGGTGATCATCCGGCAGGACGTGCCCTTGCTCGATAGCCCAGAGGTGGCCGGCGCGTCCGGTCTCACAGATACGGGTCGCGACGATCTCGTCCCCTTTGTAAAGGGTCACGGTGACCCGCGGGTCGTGCATCGGGTGGAAGGGTCCGAAGTTCCCTTTGCCGAAGATGGTGTAGGTGTAGGTCGTCATGGTGGTGCTCCTCTTGGTTTGTATCCCCATTATAGAAGCACCACCGGGAAGGTCAACCAGCTGTTTTGACAAAGTTCGCGCCGTCGAAGGTATACCGCTGGCCATGCCCGGTCCCGAGCTGCGCCGACCGCCGATGATGCCGCCACGAGGCTTCGGTCATCAGCGCCCAGCTGCCCCGGTGAAGGGTCGCGGCGTCGTATAGGTTCTCGCCCTTGGTGCGGTGGATCGGCTGCCCGAAGTCGTCTTCGGTGCGGTGGGCCGGCAGGTGGAAGATGGTCGTCATTGGTGGTGCTCCATGCGTTGACGGCAATCCGGGCAGCGGCGGAACAGGTCCGAGGCCGCCAGATCACGATTGACCCGCGGATGCGGGGGTAGGTAGGCCCCAAGAGCTGCGACCTCTTCGGCCACAGGGAAGGGGCTGCTGTGCTTCCGGTTCCTCCGGACAAGCTCGGTGGCGAGGGCCTCGTGCCGCGCGTGGAGATCGGCAAGGGCAAAGTAGTTCCCGGCGATGTATCCGCCGAGCTTCCGGCGCAGCTTGAGAGCGCCGAGGAACATGTGGCACTCGTGGTGCTCGCCCAGCAGATGCTGCAGGCAGAGCTGGGTCGGCGGTACCATCCAGAGCCGGGGCATCAGGCGACCCCCCGCGCTTTCTTCCACTTGCTGTACTGGGTCCCGGCCGTGGCGGCGTTGATCCCGGCGGCGACGCAAAGACCGATGATTGCGGCCCGATCCGCGTGACCCTTCTCGTTCCGGAAGGTGTCGGCAATCGCCCAGACCTGAGCGGTCGCGCCCCGGACAGGGGCCGACCCGCCCCCTTGGGTCCCCTCCCCCGCGGGGCGGGCCTTCCCCCCGATGTCGGGCGAAGTCAGAGAGCGGACGGGCTTGGCCTTCCCCGTCCGGGGGCCGCGGTCCCGGCCATCGACCACGTCGGCGATCTTGGCGAGGTCCGAGAGATCGGCCGGCTTCGCCACCACGCGTACCACCCAGCCGTTGTACGGCTCAAGCTCGATACGGGTCATGGCCACCCGAGGATCGGCCTCAAGCTCGTAGGCCAAGGCCCGAGCCTCGTCCTGAGTGGCGTGGTAGAGGGTCCCCTCGCGGGGCAGCTGGTCGGGGTGCTCGTCGCACTTCTCTTGGAAGAGCCGCTTGTACTCGTCGCGGCTGTCCCGCAGCTCTTCGATGACCGTTTGAAGCCAAGTGGCAAAGGCCCGGCCGTCCGCCGGGTCGACCCCCTCCGCTTGGACTTGGTCAAGCAGCCAAGTGAGAGGGCCGCTCTCTTCGATGTCTAGGTCTTGCAGGCGATCGGTCAGGCGCATGAGGTGATCCTCTCAGGTGGTGAAGGCCCTCCCAGCTTATCCGGGAAGGCCGGTGGGGGTCAAGCCCCCTTGCGGCCCCCCTGCCACTGGGTCGCCGCGGTGCGGGGGTTGAACCCGGCGCGCTGGGCGGTGGCGATGAAGGACTTGCGCGATCCGGTCCAAGTCACTGCGAAGGCCCGCAGGGTCGCGCAGATGATGCCGGGCAGCGGGTTACCCATCGCCTTTGCCACTTCCTCGTCGGCCCCGGCTTTGATCAGGGCGGCGATGAAGGCGGCTTCGTCAGCCTCAGCGCCGGGCTCTTCGACCACAGGGGCGTCCTTGAGATCGGCCGGCAGGGCGAACTTGGCGTCGGCACCTTCTTCGGTCAGGCAGACCGCGGCGGGCTTGCCCGGCTCGTCGTCTGCATACACGAGGCCTTTCTTGACCAGCGAGCCAAGGACGCCTTTCACGGTGTTCACTTGGAGGCCGGTATCGGCGGCCAGCATGGTCGCATCGGACCAGCTCACGCCGAGATCGCACTTGGTTTCTTCGGCGGTCGAGTAGGCTTCGAAGGCGTTCAGGACGATGGCTTCGAGGGAGGTCAGGTTGGTCATTTTCGTTTCTCCGGTGGTGCTCAGGGTCGGTCCGTTCCGCCCTTCCATATAAAGAGATTAGTCGACTTCGTCGGCATGGTCAACCACGCTCGTTTACTTTTCTTCGATGATCGCACGCAGCCGGACCCAGAACTCGACCTGAAACCACCGCTTGGCCTCCTCGCTGCTCAGGTCGAGCGTGAGACGATCGGTCGTCCCGCTGAATTGCCCACAGGGGCTGTAGTGGGCCGTGGTCCCGAGGACGCGGAACCGCCACGGCGTCCGGTTCTGCCGATACATCAGCATCGGGACTTGGTCGGGCCGGGCCTGCCGCAGCGTCTGCTTCCACCACTGCGAGACCTGCAGGTTCTCGTGCCGCTTGACTTCGAGGGCCAGCCAATCGAGCCCCACCACGTCGTATCCCCCTTCCCGGGTCTGGGTCAGGTTACGCGTCAGCTCCACCGGCGGCAGCCCCGCGGCCTCGGTCACCGGCTTCAACCAACTCTCCACCAAGTCTATCGCCTCTCGTTCTCCACGCTGGCCCTTAGTACGAATGTTTACCACTGCCTTTTTCCTTCCCCCTAAAGGGGGACCCAAGTCGGTATGCTCAGGTCCACGTTGCTAGTTTCGGTTATCCCCTTAAAGGGGTGGGAGGGGTGGCGGTTTGGAGCCAGTCACCCACCCCCTTTTTCTTCTAGTATTTCCTTATTTTTCAATAGGTTATTAATTAAAGGGGTAAGGGGTGGGGGGTGGGATATATAAGGGGGATATTATAGGATACTAGATTACTAGGATACCATTACTCCCTCTCTCCCCCTCCCTCCCCCTATTTTCCCCGGCACCCCCCACCCCCCACCCCTTTTCCGCCTAACCCATTGAAAGCAAAGGAAAGTCTTCGCAAATAAAGGGGTAAGTCGCACCCACCCCCTTAATTTTTCGCCACCCCTTTATCCGGTCCACCCCGGTCCGAGGCAGTAAACCT